GAAGGAAGCTTGAGAGCAATGAACAACTAAGAGAACTAGACGGACTTGATACAACCATTGACTGGAAAAACACGGGTGATAACTCTTATGATGGTGAAAAGCTAAAACTACTAGCACATGATGAAAGTGGCAAATGGGAGAGACCTGATAATATATTAAACAACTGGAGAGTTACAAAAACTACATTAAGGCTAGGATCTAGAATCGTAGGTAAATGTATGATGGGCTCAACTTCAAATGCTTTAGATAAAGGTGGAGACAATTTCAAAAAATTATACAACAATTCAGACGTTAATAAAAGAAATCGAAACGGACAAACATCTTCTGGACTCTATAGCTTGTTCGTTCCTATGGAATGGAACTATGAGGGATTCATTAATACTTATGGACTACCTGTCTTCATTGGAGGTAAAAATCCAGTCAAAGGAGTTGATGGTTTTGACATTACAACGGGAGTTATTGAACACTGGGAAAACGAAGTAGAAGGATTAAAGTCTGATCAAGATAGTTTAAATGAATATTATAGGCAGTTTCCAAGAACTGAAAAACATGCTTTTAGAGATGAAACTAAACAAAGTCTTTTTAATCTTACTAAAATATACGAACAAGTAGATTATAACGAAGAGTTTAATAATAGAACAAACATAACTAAAGGTAGTTTTCAATGGTTAAATGGTGTTAAAGATACACAAGTAATATTTGTACCAAATAAAGATGGTAGATTTAAAATTAGTTGGGTGCCACCTAAATTACTTCAAAATCAAGTAATTATGAAAACTGGAACTAAATATCCAGGTAATGATCATATAGGCGCTTTTGGTTGTGATAGTTACGATATATCAGGAACTGTTGATGGTAGAGGTTCTAAAGGAGCTTTACATGGCTTAACTAAGTTTTCTATGGACGAAGCACCATCTAATCATTTTTTCTTAGAATATATATCAAGACCACAAACAGCTGAAATATTCTTTGAAGATGTTTTAATGGCTTGTGTATTTTATGGTATGCCAATACTAGCTGAGAATAATAAGCCTAGATTATTGTATTATTTTAAACGTAGAGGTTATAGAGGTTTTTCAATGAATCGTCCTGATAAAGTTTGGAATAAACTATCTACAACAGAAAAAGAAATAGGTGGTATACCTAATTCTAGTGAAGATATTAAACAAGCACACGCTGCAGCTATTGAAGCTTACATTGATACTTATGTGGGTTTAAACGAACATGGATATGGAGACATGTATCATCAAGATACATTAGAAGACTGGGGAAAATTTAATATAAACAATAGAACAAAACACGATGCATCTATTAGTTCTGGACTTGCTATTATGGCTTGTAATAGAAATAAATATAAACCAATAGCAGACAGAACGTTAAAAAAAGTAAATTTAGGAATAAAAAAGTATAATAATGATGGATTTCTTTCAAAAATTAATAAATAAATGATATACACTAATACTAGAAGCTCTTTTCCAGATCAAGTAATTCCACAAGAAGAGAAAATGACTGCAGAATATGGTCTGCAAGTAGCAAGAGCTATAGAAGGTGAATGGTTTAGTCAAGGAGTCGGTGGTAATAGATATTCTTTTAATTATACTATATTTCACCAAAGAAGGCTTTATGCTAGAGGAGAACAATCTGTTCAGAAATATAAAGATGAGTTATCTATTAATGGTGACTTGTCTTATTTAAACTTAGATTGGAAGCCAGTTCCTGTTATACCTAAATTTGTAGATATAGTAGTAAATGGTATGTCAGATAAGATGTACGAAATAAAAGCTTTTTCTCAAGATCCAGCTTCACAAAAGAAAAGAACTGAATACGCAAATAAAATATACAGAGATATTCAAGCTAGAGAGTTTATTCAAACAATGCAGCAGGAACTAGGTATAGATTTAAAAGAAGCGCCTGCAGGAGCTCCAGAAACAGAAGAAGAGCTAGAAATACATATGCAGCTAGACTACAAGCAGTCTATAGAAATAGCAGAAGAAGAATTAATAGACAATACTTTAGCTAAAAACAAATATGATTTAACTAGAGCTAGATTCAACAGAGACTTAGTTGTATTAGGTATTGGAGCTGTTAAAACTTCTTGGAATAAATCAGAAGGTATTGTTGTTGACTATGTTGATCCAGCTAATTTAGTTTGGTCTTATACGGAAGATCCTAATTTTGAAGATATATATTACGTTGGTGAAGTTAAAAATATTAGCTTACCAGAACTTAAAAAAGAGTTTCCTGAGTTAACAACTCAACAATTAGAACAAATACAAAAATTCCCAGGTAATACTAATTACACTAGAAACTGGACAGGCAAAGATAATAACAACACTGTACAAGTATTATATTTTGAATATAAAACTTATATGGATCAAGTATATAAAATTAAATATACTGAAAACGGTTTAGAAAAAGCTTTAGAAAAGCCTGACTTCTTTAATCCACCACCAAGCGATAACTTTGACAAAGTTTCTAGATCAATAGAAGTATTGTATTCTGGGGCTAAAATATTAGGCCACGACATAATGTTAGACTGGAAGATAGCAGAAAACATGACTAGACCTTATTCAAATACTGTTAAAGTTAATATGAATTACCAACTAGTTGCACCTCACATGTATAAAGGCCGTATAGAGTCAACTGTAGAACGTATGATAGGTTTTGCTGACATGATTCAATTAACTTCCTTAAAACTGCAGCAAGTGCTTTCTAGAGTAGTTCCAGACGGTGTGTTTATGGATGTAGATGGATTAGCTGAGGTAGATTTAGGTAATGGAACTAACTATAATCCAGCAGAAGCTTTAAACATGTATTTTCAAACAGGTAGTATAGTTGGTAGATCAATGACTCAGGATGGTGATATTAACCAAGGTAAAGTTCCAATACAAGAATTAAATACTTCTTCAGGTGGTCAAAAAATAAACTCTCTTATATCTACATACGAGTATTATTTAAAAATGATTAGAGATGTAACCGGACTTAATGAAGCTAGAGATGGTACAATGCCAGACAAACAATCATTAGTTGGTTTACAAAAACTTGCTGCAGCTAATTCAAACGTAGCAACTAGACATATATTAAATGCTAGTTTGTTTTTAACATTAAGAGCTTGTGAAAATATATCATTAAGAGTTGCCGATAGTATACAATTTGATTTATTAAGAGAAAGTTTAATAGACAGTATAAGTTTATACAATGTTAAAACATTAGAAGAAATACAAAATCTTCACTTATATGATTTTGGTATATATCTAGAGGTTGAACCAGACGAGGAAGCAAAAGCATCACTTGAACAAAACATACAAGTAGCTTTACAACAACAGTCAATAAGCTTGCCAGACGCTATAGAAATTAGAGAAATAAAAAATCTAAAATTAGCTAATAAGTTGCTAAAACTTAAGCAAGAACAAAAAGCTGAAAAAGATCAACAAAATAACTTAGCTAATATAAAAGCTCAAGCAGACGCAAATGCACAAGCTTCTGAAAGAGCAGCTATGGCTGAAGTTCAAAAACAACAAGCTTTAGCACAAACTACTTTACAAATAGAGCAAGGAAAATCTCAATTTGAATTACAAAGAATGCAGAGCGAAACTGAATTAAAAAAGCAATTAATAGAATTACAGTATGGATTTGACAAAGAGTTAAAATCTATGGAAGTTCAAGGAATGAGAGATAAAGAAGCTTTCATAGAAGATCGTAAAGATGAAAGAACTAAAATACAAGCAACTCAACAAAGTCAACTAATACAACAAAGACAGGATGGCACATTGCCAACCAATTTTGAAATGCCTAATAACTAGGCAAATTATTATATAATATCATATCATGGAAAATAAAGAAAACATACCACAGGAGGGTGACTTTAAAATAAAAAAGCGTCCTAAAAAATTATCCAATAACAAACCAGAATCTAACAAAATAGATTTATCTAAAAAACCAGAAGTAAAAGAAACTGAAGTAGCTAAGATAGATTTAAATAAAAACAAAGAAGATGCCATTCAAACACAAAGCACAAATGATAGCAATGTTATTGTCGAAGAAAAGAAAAACGAGACAAGTAGCAAAGAAGTGGTTGAAGAAGTACGGAGCACCGAAGAAGTAGTTTCACCAATAGTAGAAGTAAAAGAAGAAGAAGTTAAAGAAGAAGTTAAGGAAGCTACTAGTGAATTAAAAGAAGCTATAAGAGATGAGAAAGTAACAGGAAAACCTTTACCAGAAAATATAGAAAAACTAGTTTCATTTATGGAAGAAACTGGTGGAACAGTTGAAGACTATGTAAGATTAAATGCTGATTATTCATCAGCTGATGATGTTACTTTATTAAAAGAATTTTATAAACAATCTAAACCTCATTTAGATAACGAAGAAATTGAGTTTTTACTTAATGATGAATTTTCGTATGATGAGGAAGAAGATGATGAAAAAACTGTACGTAAGCGTAAGCTTGCAATAAAGGAAGAGGTTGCTAAAGCCAAAAACTTTTTAGAGCAAACTAAGAGTAAATATTACGACGAGATCAAGTTGAGACCGGGCGTTACTCAAGAGCAACAAAAAGCTATGGATTTTTTCAATCGATACAATAGTGAGCAAGACAAGGTAAATAAGACTCGTGAAGATTTTATTGATAGATCAAACCAGTTTTTTAATGAAGATTTCAAAGGTTTTGATTTTAAATTAAAAGACAAAAACGTAAAATATCAAGTTAGTAATCCAAATGAGTTAGCAAAAAATCAAAATGATATTGCAAATTTTCTTAAGAAGTTCTTAAATGAAGATGGGGCAATTACAGATTTAAGTAACTACCACAAATCTTTGTTTGCGGCACAAAACATAGACACTATAGCTAGTCACTTTTATGAACAAGGAAAAGCTGACGCTGTGAAAACAGAGTTTGCTAAGTCTAAAAATATAAATTCTGAGCCAAGATTATCTCCTGATCCAGATGCAGTATTTTTAGGTGGCATGAAAATAAAAGCGGTTAGTGGAATAAATAGTGCTAAATTAAAAATAAGAAAAAAATAAAAACTCAATATAATGGGACAATTCACAGTGACTAATGCTGGATTATCACCTACTCAAGATCAATCGATCCTTTCTACTAATTATTTACAGTGGAATGATGCAGCTGGTGCTAATTTTGCAGATTTTGCACAACAATATCTACCTGAGCTCTATGAGCAAGAAGTAGAAAGATTTGGTAACAGAACGTTATCAGGTTTCTTAAGAATGGTTGGCGCTGAAATGCCAATGACATCGGATCAAGTAATTTGGTCTGAACAAAATAGACTACATGTTGGTTATGATAATGTAGACAAAGTTGATAATGCTGCTGGTACAGTTTTTACTGTGCAAGCACCTCTTGGAGCTGCTCCTAACGAAGTAGTTGTAAGAGTAAATCAAAGCATAGTGGTATTTGATCCGGCTTCTGGATTAACACTAAAAGGTTTGGTTACTGCAGCTGCTAACGACGCTACTCCAGCACCTGGAACTTTTACTTTTACTGCTGTTTGTTATACTGCTGCTACTTTTGGAGCGTTAGGTAACTCAGACTTAAAAGTGTTTGTTTACGGTTCTGACTTTGCTAAAGGTACTGAGGGAATGATAGGTTCTGTTACTCCTCAAGTAACTCAATTTAGCAATAGACCAATTATCATTAAAGATAAATATTTCGTAAACGGTTCTGACACTGCTCAGATCGGTTGGATAGAAGTTGCTACTGAAGATGGTACATCTGGATATTTGTGGTATATGAAAGCTGAATCAGAAACTAGATTAAGATATGAAGATTATCTTGAAATGGCTATGGTTGAAGGTGAAAAAGCTACTGCTGCTTCTGGTGTTACTGTTAACACTGCTGCTAATAACTATGGTTCAGGTACTGAAGGTTTATTCGCTTCTCTAAATGCTAGAGGTAACGTTTATTCTGGATTTGCTGGTGCTGCTGCTCCTGGAGCTGGTGCATTAGGAGATTTTGATGCTATCTTACAACAATTAGATTTACAAGGTGCTATTGAAGAAAACATGTTATTTTTAGATAGAGCTACTGCTCTTGATTTTGATGATATGATTGCTGCTCAAGCTGGTGGAGGTTTTGCTTCTACTGCTGCTGCGTCTTACGGTTTATTTGACAACGAAGCTGAAATGGCTCTTAACTTTGGTTTCTCTGGTTTTAGAAGAGGTTCTTATGACTTCTATAAAACTGACTGGAAATATTTAAATGATGCTTCTACAAGAGGTATGGTTACAAATATTAAAGGTGTGTTAGTTCCTGCTGGAACTTCTACAGTGTATGATCAAATGTTAGGATCAAATATTAGACGTCCTTTCTTACATGTAAGATATAGAGCTTCTGAAACTGACGATAGAAGAATGAAGTCATGGATCACCGGTTCTGTTGGTGGTGCTTACACTTCTTCTCTTGATGCTATGGAAGTACATTACTTATCTGAAAGATGTTTAGTAACACAAGCTGCAAACAATTTCGTATTGTTTACATCTTAATTAATTATTAACATTTAAAAGATAAGAAAATGGGTTATATTAAACTACAAAAAACAGGTGCTGAATTTGATTTAGTATCTGCTGAAAACATAGGTGACGTTAAATTGGGCTCTGGTGATATAGTAATTCAGTATCTTTCGGGATATAAAGTTACTATTGCTGGTACTGGCAATTTTACGTCAAAAGACACAAATATTGTGGAAAATGCAATTGATGTTATGAACGGCGCTTCTGGCGTTGCTCCAATGACAAAATTAAGCCAAGCTGTTGAAGTGACAATGACTGTTATTTCGTAGCTAACAATAATAAGATCCCGCTTCGGCGGGGTCTTTTTTAATTATTATATTATATTATATTATGGAAAAAACAAATAAAAAACCTGCAGCAAAAGCTGTAGAAACGGTTGAACAAATCGTTGAAACTCCTAAAGTAAAAAAAGATACTTGGGAAATAAAAGATAGACTTTATTATCTTACACACGATTATGCACCGTTAACTTATACTTTACCTTCAAGACACACAAGAAGATTTCCTTTATTGTGGTTTGATCCTAAAGAAGGTAAACAAAAAGAAATTAGACATGCTTCTAATCAAAATAGTCCATTTGTTGAAGAACAAAAAGGTGAATGTACTATGGAGCATATAATATTTAAAGATGGAACTCTATTTGTACCTAAAGAAAAACAAGCTTTACAAAAACTATTATCTATATATCACCCACAATTAAATAAAAGATATGAAGAAAAAGATGATGTTAAAGAAGCTGTTGATGATTTAGAATATTTAGAGTATGAGTTTCAAGCATTAGCTTTATCTAGAGAATTAGATATTGATCATGCGGAAGCTATTTTAAGAACTGAAGTTGGTTCTGAAGTTAATAAGATGAGTTCTAAAGAGCTTAAAAGAGATTTATTAGTATTTGCTAAAAGTAATCCTACTTTGTTCTTACAACTTGCTAATGATGAAAATATACAATTAAGAAACATTGCTGTTAAAGCTACTGAAGAACGTATAATTACATTATCACAAGATCAAAGAACATTTTCTTGGGCTTCTAATGGTAAAAAATTAATGAAAGTACCTTTTGAAGAAAATCCATACTCAGCGTTTGCTGCTTTTCTAAAAACAGACGAAGGAGTTGAAGTTTTTAAATCAATAGATAAAAAACTTAAATAACAAGTGATTATAAGTAAGGGTGGTTTTATCACCACCCTTTTTTTAAAAAAATATTAAAATGGCAATAAACGTAAATACGGTATATACCACAGTGTTAACTGTCTTAAACAAAGAACAAAGAGGATATTTAACGCCTGATGAGTTTAATAAAGTAGGTGCTCAAGCTCAATTAGAGATATTTGAAGACTTTTTTGAACAATATAACCAGTATACGCGTATGCCAAAGACAGATGTAGAGTTTGCCTCTCGTATGGACAAAATGAGAGACGAGTTTCAAGTATTTGAGAAAAACGCAGCTGCATCTACTGTTACGGGTAATGTATACACCTTACCAACTGACCTACATAGGTTTGGATCAGCTTTTTACGAAAAAGCAATAGGATCTCCTGAAATAGAAATAGTTAGCAAAAGAGAGTATCATCAACAAATTCTTTCACCATTATTGCAGCCAAGCATTAATAATCCAATAGCTACTTATCAACAAAATAAATTAACGGTTTATCCAGCTTTATCAACCCCGTCTACTGCTGACATAGGTTTTAATTATGTAAGAAAACCACTTGATCCTATATGGGGATATGGAGTTGGAACACTAGGTCAATACATTTGGGATGGAACACCTGGGTTTAGTTTAACTCCGGTTATACCATCAACTGGATCAGTTAACTTTGAAATAAGCGAAATGCAACAAACTGAGCTTATATTAAAAATATTGCAATATGCAGGAGTTATAATAAGAGATCAAGCAGTTATTCAAGCAGCTTCATCTCAACTAAATCAAGATACTCAAAATGAAAAATCATAATAAATGGGATTAATAACTGAAACAAACGCGCAATATTACTCTGGCCAACAAGTTTTTACATCTTTAAATGCTGTTGTAAATCCTACTTTCACATGTACATTTAATACTAGTGTAGTAAGCGCTTATAATAACCTAGGAGTTCAAACTAGTCAAGCCTCTAATTATCTCATATATTTAGATGGTGTTGCACAAGCTGAAAACTTATCTTATGTATCTGATTCTTTAAATAACATAATAACACTGACTGGAACTTATACTGCTGCTTCTGTTTATGTCGAATTAAAACAAAATGCTATAGGAGCTAATTATGGTAGCTATTCTTACATAAGCTTAAAAGATATAGTAAACAACTTTATAGTAGGATATGTAGGTATAGATAAAATAATACCAAGAGTTAAAAAATCAGATGTTTTATTCCATGCTAAAAGAGGTTTACAAGAATTTAGTTATGACACTTTAAAAAGTATTAAATCTCAAGAATTAACAATACCTACAAGTTTATCAGTACCAATACCTCAAGATTATGTTAATTACGTAAGATTATCTTGGGTAGATGATTCTGGAGCTCAACATATAATATACCCAGTAAACAATTTAACTAATAGTCCTTACACTTTGCCATTACAAGATTCTCAAGGTATACCAACGCAAAATGAGTTTGGCGGTAACAATTTAGCAGAGCAATCTTTAACAGAGCAAAGATGGAATACAGCTAACGATAGTAATATATCTGGTAGTGGGACCAATGATAATATGTATGTATTTGATTACGCTTGGTGGAAGTTAAATTACGGTGAAAGATACGGTTTAGAACCTCAAACTAGTCAATCAAATGGTTGGTTTCAATTAAATGAAAGATTAGGTACTTTTACTTTTTCTAGTAATTTAGTTGATAAACTCATAGTGCTAGAATACATATCTGATGGATTAGCTTATGATATAGATACTAAGATACCTAAAATGGCAGAAGATGCAATGTATGCTCACATAGCTTATTCTATAATAGCTAGTAGAACTAACGTTCAGGAGTTTCAAGTTGCTAGATTTAAAAAAGACAGATCTGCTAAGTTAAGAAATGCTAAAATAAGATTATCAAATATTAAACTTGGAGAAATATCTCAAGTAATGAGAGGTAAGTCTAAGTGGATAAAACACTAATATGCCAGAAGTAAGGAACTTGTTTACCGGGTCTAAAATGAATAAAGACCTAGACGAAAGACTACTACCTCAAGGAGAATATAGAGATGGTCAAAATATATCAGTAAGTAAAAGTGAGGGACCCGACGAAGGTGTAGTTGAAAATATACTTGGAAACTCTCAATATTCAAATTTTAACTTTAGATCAGGTACAGAAATAATAGGGTATTATGTAGATACAAATAAAGATAGAATATTTATTTTTGCAACTAATTTTAGTGATTCATCACCTGATCAATTAAGTAATTTTCCACAAGGAGACTTAAATAATCCAGCTGGAGGTATAATATTAGGTTCTCAATGTATAATAGCATATATAGAAGGTCCTTTAACAGGAGGTAATCCAGCTAGCGGCGTAATAGTTCAAGGTAATTTCTTAAACTTCTCTAAAACACACCAAATGCTAGGTGTTGATTTAATAGAAGATTTATTATTTTTTACAGACAATAGAAATCAACCTAGAAAAATAAACATAGAAACAGCTATAGCTGATCCTACCTACTATACTAATGAAGATCATATTTCAGTTGCTAAATTTGCTCCTTTTATTCCCATATCTTTTATAAACCAAAGTACTAATATGCCAACGGCTAAAGATACTTTAAGTGAATATCTTCCAGCTAATTCTTCAGCAGTAACAGCTACTGTGACTGGATCATCTTTAGTAATAAGTTTTGGTACAGTTGATATGAATATAACTAATACAACTACAAGGTTTTTAAACATAAACAAGCCAGAGTTAGGATACTTTAAAGTTACTAATATATTTGGTGGACCGCCTGCAAATAGTATACAATTTGAATATCCAATAGGTTCTGGTAATAACGCAACTGACTCAATGACAGCCGCTAATACAGCTGCAGTATCACTAATAGGGCCAGGAAATTTTCCTTTTTCTTCTGGAAATATACTTCAATTTGAACAATTAAATCCCTACTACGAAGCTAATTTTGAAGGTGATGAAAATTATTTAAAAAATAAATTTGTAAGATTTAGTTATCGTTTTAAGTATGATGATAATGAATACTCTTTAATGGCTCCTTTTAGCCAATCATTATTTATACCTAAACAATATGGATATTTTTTAGATAGTGCTTATAATGGCACCAAAACTAGAAAAGATGAAAAAAACACTGCAGAAAGTGGTATTTTAAAATTAATGGAAAACCAAATAACAAAAGCAGATCTTGTAATAAACATGCCAACAGGTTTCAATACTTCCGGATCTAATCCATTGGGCGGAGATAGAATATCACAATCTCAACTAGCTAGTGAATTTAAAGTTTCTCAAGTACAAATATTATTAAAAGAATCAGATAGCAACGCTATAAGAGTAGTTGATGAAATTAATGTAGAAGACAATTTTACTTCTAGTGATAAATTTTATTCTTATAATTACGTTTCTAACAAACCTTATAAAGTTTTACCTGACGAAGTTTCGTTAAGAATACATGATAAAGTACCTATAAAAGCAGCAGCTCAAGCAACTGTAGGTAATAGAATAATATATGGTAATTTTACTGAAAAACACGCATCTCCAGAAAACTTAAATTATAACTTAGGTGTAAGTGAAAAATTTGCCGATGGAAATCCTAGTCTTGCTAATCCACAACGAAGCAGAGTAAGAAGAGAATACATTAACCACACTGTAAAACAAAATAGATCATATAAAATAGGTGTTGTACTAGTAGACAGATACGGGAGATCATCTAATGTAATACTTAGAGATGAATCTATAGTTACAGGTTCAGTTCCTGGAGAATTTAGTAGTTTATATGCTCCATATCAAAACGTAGAAAGTGTTTTAAATTGGCCAGGAAATAGTTTAAAAGTTCAATTTAATGATTTAATACCTTCAAACAAAATAGATGGTTATCCAGGTATTTTTAATTCAAGTAATCCATTAGGTTATTTAAGCTACAAAATAGTTGTTCAACAAAAAGAACAAGAGTATTATAATGTGTTTACCCCTGGCGCAACGTCTGGAAAAATAGTTTTAGATAGAGAATTAGGAAGTTCTTCTATTGACAGTACTGGTTTAAATTATCAAAACCCAGCAGCTGTTTCTAATATATCATTGTTTGGAGATAATGTTAATAAAGTTCCTAAGCAGTTATCAGATGTAGGTCCTACAGAAACTATATATGGAAGTGAAACTTTACTATACCCTAGAGTTGTAACAAAATATATATTAAATGCTACTAATTATAACGCTTCTTCTCCTACTTCAGCTTGGTCTCCTGTTTGCGCTTTTTCAGAGTCATCTCAAGTAACTTTTAAAAATGAGTTTACAATAAACTCTATATTGTCTTATAAAGACTTAGGAGACTGGGTAGGTCAAAAAGGATTATTTAATAAAAACTCTGCTTATCCTAATAATAATGTTAGCCCCAATACCGAGTATTTTGATCCATTATATTTAGATGCTAGTGCTAATCCTTTTGTTGCACAATTAGAAACAAGCTTTTTAGTAGGTTTTGCGCCGGCTGTTCAAGGAAATCCAGCAAACAATGGAGATAGATCTTTTTCAAAAAATTTAAACGTATTTGAAACAAACCCAGTAGAGTCAGAACTAGATATATATTGGGAAACTAGTACTTCTGGTACTATATTTGAATTAAATAAGTTTATAAACAATGGGTCAGGCGGTGGTATAGGTGTTGATATAGGTACCCCAACGTCACCTCCAATACCAGTATCTTTTAGTCTAGAAGAAACTCAAGTACCTAGCGGTACGTCGTGGATAGGTGGAGAGTTTCAAGCTGTTGATAGTAATAATTCTTTAATGCTAACTGGAACAATAGAACTAGCAGGTGTTACAGATGGCAACGGTAATATTTTAAATCCAGCTCCTTTTGAATTGGTTAATACAACTGGACTAAAATACAGGCTAAGAGTAAGAACTTCTTCGCCAGCTCAATATTTTTATTATGGAGCTGACTCTGCTACAAGAACTTTTAATATAAGCTTAAGAATATTAGCTAATGGCGATAATATAGTTACTAAAACATGTTTATTAACTAATGAAAAGCCATCTATCAATCCATCATTATCCACTCAAGCTAATATTAATGGTTTTGATTGGTATGAAGGTGAAATTGGTAACCCATCTTCAGGATCTGCTGGTAGTGAATCGTATCCATATCCTATATTTGCAATTCCTCCAACAGCGCAAAGAGGGCCAAATGCTTTAATAGGTGCTTTTAATACTCAGACTACTGTTTTTAACGGATCTGCTGGAACTTCTTTAGATAACTTAGAAGTTTTAGTGCAAAAAGACGGTACATCTACTGCTAAAACATTTTTTTACTTCAATACAGTAACTCCAGATACTTATATAAGAATAGTAAATGATCAACAGTATTTATTAGATAATGCTTACGAGAAAGTTTTATTAAAAGTAATAGTAAAAGACTGCAATGGATCAACTGGCTTTGCTTTTAAGTATTATTCAACATGGATAGAAATTAATTAAATATGGCATATTTTAAATTAGAAGTTAGTTATTTTAATTCTTTTTGGTTAAAAAAGACTATATATACAGGAACTCCTGGTAATGATAATGCTGGAGTTCCTTATACTTATAATAATTTTGCAACTCCTCAACAATATAGAGGTGGTATTGCTTCTAATTTTCCTGGTTTACCATTTAGTCCACCTGCTCCGACTGGCACGATTTGGCCTATATTTCCTTCTGGATGCGGTAGCGAAACTGGTAGTTTTGGAACTAGTGGTTACGATGAAGTGGAAAATTGGTTTATAGAAGGTTCTAGATACCAAGAAGACTTTAACGCTGTATCAGTTGACTATGGAGCCAAGGCTTATTTAAAAGAAGATTTTAATACTCAAGAAAAAAGACCAAACGCTTTAATATATTCTGGTATTTATAATTCTAGAACTGGCGTAAATGAAACTAATGTTTTTTCAGTAGGAGAAAATATAACAAAAGCAGCTGATCCACAAAAAGGTAGCATCCAAAAACTTTACGCTGAAGACACTAATTTAATAGTTTTTCAAGAAGATAAAGTAAATAGAGCTTTAATAGATAAAGACACTATATACACGTCTGAAGGTGGTACACAAACTTTACCTCCTGGAACAGTAATAGGTCAGTTAAGTCCATATGCAGGTGAATTTGGAATAAGTAAAAATCCAGAGTCTTTTGGAGTATATGGTTTTAGAAAATATTTTGCAGACAAAGATAGAGGTTCTATATTAAGACTATCAGGAGATGGTATGACTGAAATATCTGAAAATGGATTATCTAATTTTTTTAGAGATAAATTAAAAGAAATAAACGAAAATAATGATGCTGTAGATATTGCCGCTGTTTCTGCAGCTGGTCAAGCTGATTACGATCCTTTTAGTGGTTTTCCAGCATATATAAGTATAGTAAGTGGTCCAGTAGTTACTTTAGGTTCTCAGTTGATTATAAATGGTATTGAGTATGATATATACGTTAATGGGCAATCAAGTGGTAGTGGTACAATAATAACTCTTACACAATCTGTAGACTTTACAATTGGTGCTGGTGTTAATTTAACTTTTAGAACTTTTGAAAGAGATAAAATAATTGGTGGTTGGGATATACATGATAGAGAGTATGTTGTTTCTATGCAAAAAGCTGGATCAGGTACTTTTGCAGATGGTACTAACTACAATACTTTAGCTTGGGACGAAAACATTTTAGGTTGGCCAACTTTTTACAGTTACAAGCCTAATAATATATTTAGTTTAAAAAATACTTATTTTACTACTAACTCTTCTGAAATATACGAACATTATTTTACTGGTGCGTCTAACAATAGAAACGTGTATTATGGTGCGGCGCCGGCTGCTTCTTCTTTAACATTTGTTTTTAACCCTCAAGTTAATATAAACAAAAACTTTTTAACTATAGGTTATGAAGGAAGTAACGGTTGGAAAGGTCAAAGTTTTATATCTGATGAACAAGGAAAACAATTAGTTAATGACAATTATATAAATCCATCAGCTAGTATATCAGAATATGTAAATTATACGGATAATAGTGTAATTATAAATAGTTACTACGAAGGTGCTTATGATAACTTTGGAAATGAATTTCCAGCAGCATTAACTCCGCCAATACAAAGAGCTGGTTTTACACTAAAAGAAGGTAAATATGTATCTAATATTAGAAACAATAGCACAGCTAGAGTTGGTGAAGTATCTTTTGGTAGTTCAATATCTGGAATTAAAGGGTATTTTGCAACAGTAAAATTAGAAACAGATGGTACTACAGATTTAGGTGGATCAAAACAAATCTTTGCAGCATCGACTAACATAAATGTATCGTCACAATAAAATTAAATGGAATTAAATATTAGAAAGTTAAAACAAGGTGATTTAACTTTTATAAAAAAATGGTGGGAAGCTTGGCCTGAATGGGTATCTCCTTCCGATGATTTTCTACCTGAGACCGGTGTTGTAGTTGAAAACAATAAGAAACCTGTAGCAGCTGGATTTATATATTTAACAAATGCTAAAGTAGCTTTATTAGAGTGGATAATATCAGATCCAGAGTATAGAGAAGATAATAGAAAGCAAGCTTTAGAGTTATTAATAACTGGAGCTGAAGAAATTATAAAAGATCTTGGTTACAAGTATTCTTTTAGTATATGTAGACATAAAGGTCTAATAGAAACACATAAAAAATTAGGATGGCATGTGGATGAAAAGCCGTCTCATGAACTAGTTAAAATTTTAAAATAATAAATATGGCAGTAGCAACATCAATATTGGTAGGCGCGGCAGTTGTAGCAGTAGGTGCTAGTGCAGCAACAGCTATAGATGCTAATAAAAAAGAAAAAGAAGCTAAAGGGGAGCAGCAAGTACTTAAAGACTCTATAGCAGATCAAGAAAAAGCTTTACAAAAAATAGGTAATCCTTATGCTAATTTAGGTGTTGCAGCTAAAGCTTCTGAGTTTCAAGCTGAGCAAGCTGATATATCACTAGCTAACACTTTAGATACTATTAGAGCTACCGGTGGTGGTTCAGGTGGTGCTACAGCACTAGCTCAAGCAGCTTTAACTAGTAAACAAGGTATTTCAGCTGATATACAAAGACAAGAAGCCTCTAACCAAAAACTATACGCTCAAGGTGAAGATACTAAATTCCAAAGACAAGAATCAAGAGATTTAATGAAGCTAGACAGAACACAAGCTATGCTTGATCAAGAAAGACAAACAGAAGTTGATATGAGAGCTGCTAAGTATCAAGCATTTGGAAATATTGCAGGTACAGCTACTAGTGTACTTTCAGCAGGTGCAGGGCAATAAATATATAAACATATGGGAACTTACAGACAACCAGCAATAATAGACGAATCAGCAGCTTTAAAACAGGCTAATGCTGAAATATCAAAATTTAACGATTCTATTGCTAAAATGGGCGATAGCGCAGATCCTTGTATAGGTCTTGAAGGAGAAGAGTTAAAAGCATGTAGAGCTAAAAATAATGAAACAAGCGGTTTTAAAACACTTCAAGCTCAAAATAACCAAATACTAGATGAGTTAGATTTATTTAGAGCACAGCAAAATAAATCGCAAATTGCAGACTTAAAAAAACCTTCTAATCCTAATGCTTTTCTGCAGCAACTAGGTATGGATGCTAAGGATAAATACTTAAAACATATTGCTGAAGGAAATAAGTTTGCAGCAAATCAAATGCTAAAACTAGCAGATGGTTTAAAAGGAACTATGACAGGTTTAAACAATATGAAAAACGAACTTACAGCTTCATTAGATGTTCCAAGAGGAGGTCCTAAGTCTGTCAATGCTCATTTAATTGATAATGATATATTTAAAATGGGTAAAAACCTAGTGATGGATCCAGAGTTTAAAAACTTTGAAGCATCGTTAAATGAAGACGGCACCTCGCTAGAGTTTGGATTAAAAGGAGGAGCTAAGTTTGATATGAATAAATTTAATGCTAATTTAATGTCACCAAATGGCGTTAGTCTAATACAAACTAATGGAGATATGGCTGATGTTACTAAAAATATGGCAGCTGGTGGTGAAAACAAGCAAACTATAGTAGAAAAAGTATTTGAAACTAAAGGTATAAAGCCTAATAAAGAAGGTATAATAACATTTGAAGATGGCAACAACGTACTAGATGAAATTGCTAATTATGATCAAGAAGCTATATTAAATAATCAAGATTATTCCACAAGTATATACCCACAAGTCTTAGATCAAACTTTAGCTGTTTACAATGAAGTAAAAGATAAAGATGGTAATTCTTTAGATCCAATACAAAGTCAAATTAAAAACTTATGGGATAATAATCCTTACGGTATGAAAGATCCAGTAAACGATTACAAGAAAAACGGATCTGAAATCATTGGCAACTATGTTGGTGCTCAAGTAGCTGTTAACAGACAAAACTCTCCAGAAGTTATTTTTGATAGAAAAATTGTACAACTAGGGTTGAATGAAGCTTATGCTAGAGAATTTGCTAGACCTATTATAGAGACAAAGCCAGAGGTTGAAGCTGAGGTTTTAGACATGACAACTGCTCAAGATCAACGTAAAGCAAAAAGACTTGATAGAAAAAAAGATAATCTACCACTCGAGGAAAAATTAAATCAAATGACTGAAAGTGATAGAAATCAATTAGCTGCTGATCGATTTAAAGAGCTTGATGATTTTGGTCCTGATGAAGATATGAAAAATATAATGAACACCCCAGGAATACCATCTGGAACATATACTGGTAATAGAGCCGTAGCATTATCTAGAGCTGCTGCAAGAATTCAAAATGAAAATTTAACTAATGATATAGTTGAGTTTAATTCAGATGAAAAATTAAATACTATAGATTAATATGGCAACCCCACCAAAAACAAAATCAAATAGATTTGGACTTTACGGAGGTTTCAAACCATTGAAATCTTTTAAAGTAAAGCCAAAAAATGTTCGTTTAGCAGAAAAAGATGCTAAAAGAAGAAAAAAAGAACAAGAAAAACAACAAAAAGCAGCTGCCAAAGCTGCAAAGCCGGCTAAAGTAAAAACTACTAAAAAATTAAATACTTCTATAGGGCAAGTAGCTACTATTAAAACACCTAAGCCTGTAATCACACCTAAAGATTATAAACCTCATTTTAAAAAGAAGAGACAAGCTAGAAAAGTTAAAATTATAGGTAAACTACAAGAATCTTTACCTGCGGTTATAGAACCATCAACTGTTATTGATACTGGTAATAAAAAGTTAGATGACTATGTTAAAAATACAATTGACAATTGGTATGAAGGACCATTAGACAAAGATGACATAGAAGGTATTGAAAAAAGAAAACAAGGTTTAACTATAGAAGAAATTACATCTATTGTTTCTAAAGATTTAGATATTGATTCGGTAACTAACTTAAATCTAGATGATGAACCAGGTGAAAAACCTTATATAGAACTAGAAGAAATAGATCAAAATACAGCTGATTTTATAAGACAAAACAATCAAACAGTTGGACCAACTGGGGAAACTAAACAAGCAATTGGTTTTATACCAGGTGATTCTAAAGAAAAAGTATCTGTAGTTAAAGCAACTCCTATTCCAGGAATGTTTAAACCAGATGGTAAAGGTGGTTATGAAGCTCTTAAAGAAAAACAAGAAGTAGTAATACAGCAAGACATTGGAGATGACGATAGAGTTGTCATAGCAGATAAAGCTGGAAATATAGAAACACAAGCTAATCAAGGCCAAGAGTATACTTTGCCTGAGTTTGAAGTTGCAGTAACTAAAGAAGAGTTAAATAAGTGGAAAAAAGATGCTTATTGGAACTCTCAAGTACAGAAATATAAAGATGATTGGTATAACCCAGATCCTAGCACTTTCTTTATTGAAGAAATGAAAGAAGAAGGTGGAGAACTTATTGAAGATGTTTTCATAGGACCAAATGAATCTTCTTTTGAAAGTTCTATTTCTAATCTACCTAGCATGGACGAGGTTGGTGCTGAAGAACTTTGGGAAAAGTTTAATGATTCAGAATTTAGAGCTCATGGTTTTAAATATGAAAACGGAAAACTTTATGCTAACGTTGAAGATGAAAACATTTTTAACGAAACACCAAGAGAAGAAGTAATTTTAGATATATATGATGGTGAACCTTTAGATGTTAATGGACAAGTAGCTAAGTCTATAGATATTGATGCTTTATTTTTGCCAGTAGATTTAGACAACATGGATGGTATTAGTATATCTACAGCTAGAGCTACAAATGAAGAAGGTATGAAGAAGTTAAAAAACTTCTTAAAAAATAATAAAACAGAATACAATAAAGATTATGACGATTCTGAAAATCTTTTAAATATAGAGCAAATATATAGGGATCAACAAAGGGTTAGCAACAACCTAGCTGCTCAAATAGATCAATTACAGGCTGATCTAGCGGACTCTAACGTAATGCAAGATAAGAAAGACATAGAAGATAAAGTTAGTTCTTTAAAAGCAGCTTATACTCAAGCTATGTTAGATGCTTTTGCTGATAAAAAAATTAGTAAAGAGCAAATGATAGAGCTAAAAGAAACTGGTAATACAAAACAGTATGACAGGTTAGTTCCTTCTTATAATGCTAAAATAGATATATTTAATAATATTGTGGATGAATATGCTAAAAAACCTTTTTCAGAATTTGATATTAAAAGATCTGGTGATAAAGTTATTGTAACAAGTCCTGAAACTGGAATAAGTGTAGACTTAGATAGCGATTTAATATTAGAAGAAAATAATAGTAACTTGTCTTTGTTAGATATAATAGCTAGCAATGAAGATAAATTTAACGATGTTGTAGATAAAATAGTAGATTACCAAGATAAGTTAAACTACTTGCAGGCGTTAATGAGAGATAATAGCGTTATATTAGGTAAGCAATTTACTACTTATATTGAAAAAGTTAATTTAGAGAAAAAACAAGAAGTAGATGGTAGTATAGCTGATTATGCTGCTACATTATTAAATAGAATAAAAGATACTATTATAAAACTACCTGCTGGTTTAGTAGAATTATTATTACAAGGTGTTCAAGCGGCTGCTTTAGCAACAAGCAAAGAAGAATTTGCTAATGAAATAGCTGAAAGTATTGTAAGAGTTGTAGAAAGATCTGAAGAAATAATGAGAGCTTTAGATGTTAAACCAGGTGATGATGAAAAGTTTGATAAATTTAACCAAGATTTTCAATCAAGTAGAAAAGGTCAATTAGAAAAAGCTTTAGTAGAGTTAATAATGGATATATACACAATGAAAGGTGGGGTATATTTATTAGGATCAGGTAGTAAGTTGAGAAAAACAAAATTATTAAAACTACTAAGAAGTAATAGATTAACTAGAGGACAAAAAATAGGTCAAATAGGTAAAGCTTTATTAAATATAAATTTACCTATGATGTCTAGAACATCTCATGATTTTAAATTTGAAATATTAAATTATAGAAAAAAAGGTAGGTTAACAAAAATGACACCTACTGAAGAAATAATTCTTAGTACTGGACTGTCTTATGCTATAAGTTTACTAGATAAAATAGGTATTGACGCTATGGCTTCACCAGCTAACAAAGCTCTAGTACTTAGACTTCTTGATAGTATGTTTAAAAAAGGAGTTACTACAAGAGAAGCTTTAAATAATATAGTAAAAAAGTTTGCTGCTAATAAGCTGTTTACTATACCAACATCAATGGCAACTGAGGTTGCAACAGAGGTTAGTCAAGAAGAATTAGAAAGACTTACTAGAAAAGTATACAACTCAATAAAAAATATTCCTGAAGGTAAAGGTTTTCAAATAGCTGAATTTTTATCTGAAGAGTGGAAAGAAAACACAGCTGATGTAGTATGGGTTAGTTTGATGACTGTTGGTGCTTATTCAGGTTTTAATGCTGCTGTTGACATAGTAGTTAAAGCTAATGACATAAATGAGTTAAAAAAACAAAGTGATGAATCTTTAAAGGCTTATTTAACATTTAGAGATCCAGAAGTATATAGAATGTGGAAAGCTAGTCTTATGGCTAACTTAAAAATGAATAAAGATAGAAGCGAAGGTGATATATTAAAAGCTAATGAAGAAATAAAAGCCGCTAAGCAGATACATGATATATTACAAAAAATTCCTGCAGATTTAAACATAAAAGATGCTAAAGAAGCTTTTGACTTATTGTTAAATAAATCTGAATTAGAGCAAGAAATATCAAAATTAGATCCAAGTTTAGCCGCTGCTAAAGTAGAAGAACTAAAAGGTACTGATGAGAAACTTAAAAAACTAGCTTTAGAGTCTACAGTGGGTGGTGAGTTTAAAGAAGAAGCTGAAGCAACACCTAAAAAAGTAGATCCTACTATCAAAGAAATAAGACAAACATCAGAGCAACAAGAAAAAGATTATCCTGAAGTAACTGTTGTAGTTGCTAAAACAGGCGTAGAGGCTGATAAAAAAGCCAAGGAGATTGGTAGTAAAGAAGGCATGGGTCTCATCACTAGTGGACCAAAGATTGGAAGAACTGAAGCAGCAGCTAAGTTTATTAGAGGCACAGATGGTAAACAATATTTTATATACAATGAGCAAGAAGGTTTAATTACTGGAAAAAACAAAGGCCCTCATGAAGAGTTTCATAAATTAGTTGATGACATTGAAAAAAGCACAGGTGACGAAAGTTCCACTTTTGCTATGGCTAATGCTATAATAAATGAAATAGAAAAAGGTAATATAGATGTTGAAAATTCTGAGTTTTTAAAAATTTTAAAACTTTATGAAAGCAAAGGAAGTAGTGACGTCGAATTAGCCGATGAAATAATAGCAAACTTTATGGACGCCGTAAAAGATGGTGATATAACCGTAAAAACTTCTTTAAAAAATATTAAAAGCAAATATAAAAAAGCTTTAACAAAGTTTTATAATAAATTGCCTAAGTCTTTAAAAAGTAAATTACCTGATTTTGGTAAAATAACTTTTGAAACAGATTCAGATTTTATACAATATTTAAAAGATTTTGGCAAAGGCGATAAAACACCGTTTGAACCAATGGTAGATAAAGACGCTGAAACTAAATTTACAACTAAAGTAAAACCAGTACTTGGAGTTGAAGGAAGTAAAGAAGAGTCTGACAAAACAGAAGATAAAGAAAGAGCAGCTATAACTAATCAAGATAATATTAACGAAAGAACTAGTTTAATAAATAAGATTAAAGAACTTGTAGCCGATAGAGGAAACATGTCTATTGAAGAATACAATAAAAAAGTTGGTCCATTACAAAAGAGAGTTAAAATTTTAACAAAAGGTATTCAAAATGCTGAAGACGTTGCAACTATAGAAGATCCTAATAGTGGACCAGGAGCCATCCAAAGAGCTGAAAACAGATTAGATGCTAATAACAAAGAAGCTATTGTTCAGTCTGTAGTTAATGAAAAAATGACTGGAGATACTTATATGGGTACAATAACTCTTAAAGATGGCACAAAGTTAAAAGCTGCTGTACCTCGTTTTGAAATAGAAGAACTATTAAGAAGTAAAGAATATCCTAGTATTTATGCTGCTTATTTTAAACGTGGTCCTAAGTTTAAAGATATGCCATTTGGCTTAAAAGTTAAAAATGATTTAATACTAAGATGGCAGCAAACAGTAAAACCTTTGGTAGAAAAATATGCTAGAGAACAAAGAGACAGAGAAGAAGGAACTAGTTTATTTGATGGTGAAGTAGAAACTAACATAGATAACATAGAGGTAAAGCCAAAGGAAATTGTTGATGAGAAAATAAACATGCGTAGAGCTTTAGGTATAATACCTGGTAGTGATGTTTATCAAAAAGTTAAAAATGCTGTAATAAAAACATTTGGAGGTAAGTTACCTACAGTTGCTTCAAGAAAGCTTAAAAAAGCTTTACAAGATAGTTACGTTACAGAGTTAACAGACGACATGAAAGAAATGGTTCAGGATATGGGTGCTGAAAATTTCTTGCGTACGTATGGTGAAGACATGTATAATGCTATTGATCAAGCTGACATGAATATGTCTTACTCTGATTTTATAATAAAAGGTCCTAGATTAAGCGTTGAAGAAACTAGAAAAGCTGAAAGAGAAGGTTTAATACCTAAAAAGAAAAAAGGTAAAGATGGTAAAGATCCTGCAGCTGCTGGAGTTTTTCTATTTACTAAAAAACCTTATGACGAACAAGCTTGGGTTGATTACCACTTAAAACCAACTAAAGGAACTAAATATACTAAGTTAAATCAATTATATGCTATAGCTGCTAAAGGATTAGGTAAAGATGCTACTATGGAAGTTCTTCAAGAAGATGAAGTAATGAACATGTATAATGAAAGAAACAAGCTACTTAATCAAGCTGAAGTTATTGTTTCAGAGTTAGCTGAGGAAATACAAAGAGATCCTAAAGATAGATTTGCTTTGAATCCTGACAAATCTAGTGATATGGTTTTTAAAGCTGTTACAGAAGCCATGAACAATGGTGGTGACATGGATGCGTGGGAAACTGCTCAAGCTAAGTTACCAAAAGATTTAAGAACTAGTTATAAAGATATTTTTGAAAGATTAAACGACTTATTTGGCGAAGCACAAAGGTTTAAGCAAAAAATAAGAGAGTCATTAAAAGAATATCCCGAAGAACTTCAAAATGAAATTGATGAATATTTTAAAGTAAATACTCAAGTAAAGAAAAAAATATCTGAAGAAGGAGCTAAACAATTAGATGCTTTTAATAATGAATTAGTAAACATAGTAGATCCAGAAGTTTTAAACGCTTTAAATGCACCTACATTTCTTGGCTATATATATGGTTATTTAGATGGAGGTAAAAAAGACAAAGCTGGTAATGTTTTTGGACCTTATAAAAAACAACTTGATGCTATAAAAAAGAAAATACAAAAAAGTAAAGTACAGAGTAATTTAGATTTTAATCCAAAAGATATTAGATTAATTAATTCAGGTTTTGGCTTATTAGGAAAAGCTGAAAATATATTAAATAAAGAAGGTAGTGTAGATTCTAAATTTGAAGAACTAGGATTAGTAGATGGCAAGATAGTTCCAGGAAGTATAATGGATCAGTTGCAAAAAGCTGATGTAGCTAACAAAAAAGCTTTTAGTTATATGATGGTAAAGTCTGCAGAGGCATTAGCAAATAATCCATCTTTAATACCTGGTTTTTTAAGAAACTTAGAAACAAGCGCTAACAACACTAAAGGTTGGAGAGCTATATCTGGAGTTTCTTTATTTCAAAAACCTACAGAAGAATCTCAATCTGTTTACTTTAACAATGATCCAGAACAAGGGGTAAATACAAATCATCCTTATTATAACCTAGCGGTTGAAGTAACCAATATTCAATTTAGCATCAAAGCTACTAAAAAAGGTGGAGATGTTATAACAGCAGAAGCTTATGAAGAAAAACTAGCAGAAAACTTAAAGTTTAAAGGTGAGCATGTAACTCCTGTTTCTAGTTTAAACGCTGTTCTTGCTGAAAAAATATTAGATACTGTTCAAAAACTAAGAGAAACTAATAGCAAAAATGAAAAAGATGCAATTTTAAAAACACTTGGACTAGAGGTTGATTTAATATTAAACACTTATGACCAAGTTGTAGGAGTTAAAGCTGCTTCAGAATTAATAGATATAATAGGTGGAACTACATCTTCTGCAGATTACGCTAGACTTTTTATTGAAGGTGGTTTTGATCTTGATGAGTATTTCCCTATAACAGATCCCTCTAGCGATGCTGAAACTGTTGTAAAAAATAAAATAATACCAGAAAAAACAGCTATAGAACAAAATACTGAAAACCAATTAGAGCCTAAAGAAAGAAATGCTAAAGCTTTAGATGATTCTGGTGTAGAAGAAGTTGACAAGAAAACTTCTAATCCTGAGATATTAGGTAAAATGGCAACTATTGATGCTGTTATAGTAGAAGCTAGAAATCCAACAGGTGAAATTAAAAAAATTAGAGTGTTTGACTTTGATGACACCGTAGCTACTAGTAATAGTTTAGTATTTTATACAATGCCTGATGGAACTAGAGGAGAATTAACAGCTGAAGAGTTTGCTAAAGAAGGTTCTAAAATGTTAAATGAAGGAGCTGAATTTGATTTTACAGATTTTAACACTGTTAGAGAAGGAGAAAAAGGACCTTTATTTGATCTTCTTAAAACAATAAAAGAAAGTCCAGGCAGTAGAGATGTATTTATACTAACAGCCAGAGCTCCTGAATCTGCAGCTGCTATACATACATTTTTAAAACTAAATGGAGTTGATATACCATTAGAAAATATAGTTGGACTAGGTAATAGCTCTCCTTTTGCAAAGTCAAATTGGATGGCAGGTAAAATAGCTGAAGGTTACAACGACATATATTTTGCAGATGATGCTAAGCAAAATGTAGATGCTATGAAAGATTTAGTTGAAGTAGCGGACGTGAAAGGTAAGATACAACAAGCTAAAGAAAGATTTGCATTAGATGGTGAGCAAATAGCTAAAAAATTGTTTGATTTAACAGCCGCTAAAAACAAAGAAGGTTTAAGTTCTGAAGCTTTAAAAAACATATCTGAAGCTAAAGCAGAATTAAAAGGATCTAAAATAAAAGATGAAAGGTTGATGGCTGCATCAGCTCAAAACTTTACAGGTTTATTATATAGATTTTTAGGAACAGGTGATCAAGGTAATGCAGATTATAAATTTTTAAAAGAAAACTTAGTAGAGCCTTATACTAGAGCTTTAAATGAAGTTAATAATTTTCAAAACTCATTAATAGCTGACCATAAACAATTAATGAAAACTTTTGTAGGTAAAGATAAACCTATAAAAAACTTACAAGATCAAGTTCCAGGATTAGGTGGATACACTTATCAAGACATGGTTAGAGCTTTAGCTTGGGATAAACAAGGGTTAACTGTAGATGGATTACCTAAGTCTACATTAGATAAAATGAAAAGTATAGCTTCTAAAAATGAAAGCATAAATACTTTTGCCCAACAACTTGTTGATATAAATAAAGGTGATGGTTATTACTACCCAGGTGATACTTGGAGAGCTGGAACAATTATGGGAGATCTACTACAAGGAGTTACAAAAGTTAAAAGACCTAAAGCTATGTCTGAGTGGTTAGAAAACATAGAAACTATTTTTGGTGAATATTCAAACGGTAAATATAGAGGTCAACTAATGAATGCTATTGAAGCTACTTATGGCTCTAAATATAGAGAAGCTTTAGAAGACATGTTAAGACGTATGACAACTGGCATAAATAGAAGACAAACTAATAGTCGTTTAGAAAATCAATTTTACAACTGGGTAAACAATTCTGTTGGTGCTGTTATGTTCTTTAACATGAGATCTGGATTATTACAAACATTGTCTGCGGCTAACTATATTAACTGGAGTTTTAATAACCCAGCTAAAGCTGCTGCTGCATTTGCTAATCAAAAACAATATTGGTCTGACTTTATGGAGTTAATGAACTCTGATTTTCTAGTAGATAGAAGAACAGGTTTAAAAATAAATGTATCTGAATCTGAAATATTTAGTGAAGCTGCAGGGGCAAAAGATAAAGCATCAGCCGTTTTAAATGCTTTTTTAAGAGCTGGTTTTAGTATTACTCAAGTTGCGGATAGTTTTGCTATTGCATCTGGTGGTGCTACTTTTTATAGAAATAGAATAAATGATTTAGTAAATAAAGGAAGTACAGAGGCTGAAGCTAAAAAACAAGCTTATACAGAGTGGACTGCACTTTCAAGAGAAGCTCAGCAATCTTCTGATGCGTTAGAAGTATCTTCTCAACAAGCTGGTGGCTTAGGTAGAATACTATTAGCTTTTGCTAACACACCAATGCAGTATAATAGAATAATATACAAAGCAGTGTCTGATGTTAAAAATGGTAGAGGAGATTTAAAAACTAACTTATCAAGAATAGCTTATTATGGAGCTTTGCAAAACTTAATGTTTAATGCTTTACAGCAGGCGGTGTTTGCTGCTTTAGGTAGTGATGATGAAGAAGAAATAGATGAAAAAACAATCGGTGTTATAAACGGAATGTTAGATAGTTTGCTTAGGGGAATGGGTGTATCTGGAACAATTGTATCAGCTTTAAAAGATATTGGGGTAGATATATATGATAGATCGCAAAAACCTAGACCAGAATACGTTAAAGTTGTTTCTAAGGCTTTTAATATAACACCTCCAATAGATGTTAAAATGTCTAAAGCTGCTAGAGCCGCAAACACATATGAGTATAATAGGAAAAATCCTATGATTAAAGATCCTTTTAATCCAAATAATCCTTTGTATATGTCTGGCGCTTTATTAGTTGCGTCAACTACAAATGTTCCTCTTGATAGAGTATTACAAAAAATTATCAATGTGAACGATGCTATGCGTGAAGATCAAGAAAATTGGAAAAGAATTATGCTAGTTATGGGTTGGAGTGAATGGCAGTTAAATAGCAAACAAGAGCAAGAGGAAAAAGAAAAAATGCAAAAAGAGTATTATGATTCTATAAAAGAAAATAGAGTTTATAACTACAAGCCTATTGAGTCTGTACCGGAGTCTATTAACGAAACTGATCCAACTATAGAAAAAATAGAAACAAAAGAAAAAGAAAAAATAATTAAAACAAAAGGTGAAAAAGTAAACTTTACAGAAAATACAAGTTTTAAAAACAATAGAGTACCTGTTGAAAAAAGAAATAAAAGCGAAAAAGAGCTTTATGAATTACCTGCTGCACAACAAAGAGATAGTTTAAAAAGCTTAGGACTAACAGATAAAGAAATAAAAGCTTTAAAATACGAAGGTGATAGAGTTAGAAAAATTCTTGAACTACAAAAATAGGAGCAATAAAAAACTGGGCACCATACCCAAAGTTCCTGTAACCAAAAAAGGGGAAGTCGTAATGACCTCCCCTTTTATTGTTTTAACTGTTACAGTATTCACAAATACCGCCTAGACATAATCCGCACATATTTTTAATTTTAGAATTTAATACTTATTCCAAAAGATAAGACTACAGCTCCAGTAGCTACTGCTAACTCGTTTGGTCCTAGCTTTAGTTTTTGGCTATGCCACAGCATATTGCCAGCACCGAAAGACATCAACGAGATGCCTCCGATTATTGCTAACTTCTTTGTCATTTAATTTCACAATTATCACCTGCACAAGCTAACTCTCCTGCAAGGTCTGTTTCATCTTCTGTTTCTACAATTTTACTAAGATCAACATCTTTAAGATGTGTCATAGCCATATCGTAGTTTACTTTACTTATATCTTCAAATGGTGCTTGAGTATATGTACCTCCATCATAAGGTAGTACAGATAAACCATTGTAATGATCTCTATTTTCCCACATCCATTTACCTGCTGCATCCCACTCTTCTTGTTTTAAACTAACAGTAGCTGAAACATTGTGAGTGTTAGATCCTTTTCTATGACCAGGCTTAACCCATTCAGTAGCTACCTTCT